TGACAAGAAAATCACGGCATTAACTTCATTAGGAACAGCGACTGCAAGAGAAGACTTACTTCACTTGGTTGATGATCCTTCTGGAACGCCGATTAACAAAAAAGTAACTATCGCTGAAATGGCAGACGCTCTAAGCGTGCCTGTTGCTAACGGTGACGCTGCATTAACTTTAACTGCTGCTACACATGGTGGAAGAATAGTTATGCAAGGAAACGTATCTGGTGATGTAATTATCACTTTACCTGTACCAACGGCTGGATTAACATTTAGAGTTGTATCATCTGGCTTAACTGCTGCAGATGGACATGATGTTCAATTCCAAATCGCTGGTGGAAGTGCTTTCTTCCAAGGTGGACTTTCTTTCCACGATACAATTACTTCAGACACAAACGGTTCAAAAGCACTTGGTGTTTTCTCGACTGCAACTGAAGATGATTTCTTAAACGTTCACTTACCTGTGGATTATGACTTAACTTTTGTTGGTGTATCTGCTACAAGATACCTTGCAACAGGTTACGTTACATCTGCTGTGATACCTACATTCCACACAGCTGCTGATTAATCAGTAATTGTTAGGAGTTTAGTAAACTTACGTGGAGGGGATTCGTCCCCTCTACTACTAACACTAAATTAAATCATGGAGAATACAATGACTATATCAAAAGAACAACTGATAGCAAGAAAAGAAGAAATTAAAAAAGACTTTGATACACTTGTTAAACAGATTGACGCAAAAGAATTAGAAGTTAAAAGCATGAAAAACAATTTGAATGCTTTAGCTGGGGCAAATCAACAAGTTGATTTGTTCTTAAAACAACTAGAAGATAAAGATAAGCCAATGCCAAAAGATAAAGAGGCGGCATTGAATATCGCAACTTCATAAGGAGATAAAAAATGACAAAAGGTAAAGTAAAATATGGTATGGGTGGCGTTCCTTACTACAAAAATGATGTTGTAGAAGCAAAGGAAGAAAATGGCGTATTGTCAGAAATTTTAAATGAAAACCCTAATGCTGTTGAGATAGATAATGATACAATAGAAGAAAAGACTAAAGAAACAAAAAAAGGAAAGAAAAATGAAAAGCTTTAAACAATTTGACGAGAGTCACAGTACTGCTTTGAATTCTGCTGAAGATGACAACTTAGGTCTTTTCAATGTACAAGATGAAAGAGTACAACAAAGATTAAATGCTTTCGTTGGTGCAATCGCTCAACAAGAGTATATGCAACCTGACGCTGCTATGAAACAACTTAATAACAAAATTGGTGTAGTAGGATTAAATTTTAAAGAACCAAAAATAACTGGTGATAAAGGAAATGCTACAGTTGAAGTGACACAATTTGGTGGAAGATATGGTAAAACATCTGACAACTCAAATGGTCCTATGTCAAAAGGTAAAGAAATAGAAGACGGTGATGGCATTTCTCATAAAAAAGATGGTGGATTAAAGATTGAATTTAATTGGGAAAAACAACAGAACAATACTTACAAAGTTTTTGCTAATTTAAAATAATACGATATACTACTATATACATTAACTGCAAGTGAATTATTATGACTGATTTTAATATATTAACGCATGAAACTATTGGAGTATTTGCCAAAAGGCATTACAACAATCCTTCAGACGTTAATGAACAAGAATTTGAAGATGACATGAAGCGTTTTAAATACCTGAAAAGGTTATTTAGAAAGTATGATACATCTAAAGAATTCAAAGCAAGATTAATTATTAATCATATAATTATTCTAGCTAATATGTTTGGGGTAGATGCCTCATCTACATTATTGTTTTTTAAAATTGACCCACAACATTGGAGTATATTAAAAACGATTCTCATCTTTTTAAATTATATGCCTGAAGACGAACTGATTGATATAGAAATAGATCAAAACGTAATGGAAGAACTAAAAAGGATATAAATGGGAAGAGTTATAGACGCCATAATCGCTTATCGATTATTAAAACTATTAGTTACACCTTTCAAGAAGACCAAAGCATTTCAACTTGGTATTATTGATGAAAAAGGTAAAGTTTTAATTAAATCAAAAGATTTCGTAAAATCATTCAAAGCAGGTAATACAATCGCTTCAGCAAGAAAGTCATACACTTTGCTAATTCGTTTTGTATTCAATCTCAAAAGAATACTATCAAAAGTTGGTATAAGAGGTGCATTAGGTTCTGCTGCGGCCGCAGCAATTGCTTTTTTCAAAGAGCATAAAGATTACACTCCACAAATAGAAAAAGAAGTTTATAAGTATATTAAAGAACAAGGTTTTGAATTTGATATAAATGAGAGTTATGGAGAACCTTTACCTGAAGGTAAATACACAGTAAATTGTGATATTTATGATTTAGAGGGAGATATAGTCATAAATAGTGGAGAGGCAATTGAATTCAAAGAAGATACAGATATGATTATGGGATATGATGTTTTTAAATATAAGAACACTTTTTTAACAACCGAGGATTTAAATGAACTTTAAAGATGTAATAAACAAATATCTTAAAAAACAAGATTTGAATGACGAGATTAATGAATACTCTCCATTTAAAACAAAAGTGTTAAATAAGATTGCTGGAAGACCAGATGGTTTTGCTGTTAGATTTCTGGACCCAGCTAATAAGAAAAGATTTGCAGTTGCATATCCAAATAAAAAAGACGCAGAAGATAAAGCTGCTCAATTAAAGAGAGATGGATTAAAAGATATTACAATCACTCAACACAAATTAAACTTTAAAGAAGACACTCCAGCAAATGCAACTGGTACTGCTGTTGTAGGAACTGGTGATGATTCTTCTACTGTCGTTGTTAAGAAGAAAAAAGAATTACAATCTAAATTAATGAAAAGATTTAAGATTAAAGAAACAATTGATAGAGTAATCCCTGATTTATTTGAAGAAGAAGATGAGATTACAAAAAGAACAAATCAATTAAAAGAACTTGCTTTAAAATCAGAAGGTGCTGCTGTACCTAAAGACAAAGATACAGATCAACCTAAAAAATATGTTGCTGGTCTTTCTGATAAAGAAAAGAAATCACACGATAGACATTTAGAAAAACAAGGTAAGAAATCTGATAGTGATAAGTCTGCTTACAAACAATCACCTGCTGACAAAGTTGCAAAGACTAAACCATCAAAATTTACAAACAAGTTTAAACAAATGTATGGTGAAGAAACTTTAGATGAAGTGACAGCAGTAAAAAACAAAGCAAAAAAATCAGGTATGCCTTATCCTATATTAAAGAAAGTATATGATAGAGGAATGGCTGCATGGAAAGGTGGTCATAGACCTGGTACTACACCACAACAATGGGCACTTGCTAGAGTAAATTCATTTATAACTAAAAGTCCAGGAACTTGGGGTAAGGCGGATAGTGATCTTGCTAAACAAGTAAAAGGATCATAATGTCTAAAACATATAAGTCATTCGTTAAAGAATATGCTATGGGACTTCAAGTTCCTTCTATGAGTTATTTAAAGCCAATAGGGTCTTTAAGTCCTTTAAGAAAAAAAGAAGATGTTAAACCAGGCTATCATAAAATGCCAGATGGCACTATTATGAAAGGCACTAAACATAAAAAAGAAGATGTTATTCCTATACCAGCATTAACTAACGCAACACCATTAAAGAAAAAAGAAACATTTAAGAATAAAATGGGTGCATTAAGAATAGATCAAAAAGAAAAATAATATGGGTCGTTTTACAGGTAAAATCGTTGCAGAATATAATCCACCGACAAAATGGATATTAGAGAAAGATTTAGGATACACAGCAGATTTAAGCGAAGAAGAATCTAAAACACTAGAACAAGTTGGTGTTAAAATTAAAATGAATCTTATAATAGTAAAAAAAGGATTTGTTACTGATCTTGCGAGTACACCTAGAATTTTATGGAATTTAATTTCACCATGGGATGTAGCAAGAGCAGCTATCATACATGATTTATTATACAAAACAATTAGACAATATCGTTGGTCTATGAAAACACATAAAAATGATGGAATAATATTCCGTGAAAATAAAGAATTAGTTAAGAAGGCTAAGATAGTTGCTGACAAAGTATTTCTTATGGGTATGAAAGACGCATACCCTAAAATCCCAAGTTGGAAAATCTATGCAGCATGGAAAGCAGTTGATTTATTTGGTCGATGGTCTATTATACCTAATGAGGACAATATATAATGTGGTTCTTTTTAATTAAGTCTATTGTAGGTGCAATTTTAGGAGAAGCAACCAATACTTGGTTTAGAAAAACTAAAATGGGTATTTGGTTTTATAATAAAGTAGCACAATGTTATAATTGGGCTGCAAAAAGATATGACTTAGATGTTCTTAAAAAAGAAGAAGTATTAATTAAAAAGTTTCCTATACTAACAGAAAAAATAAATAAGTTAGAGGAACAAGTTGCAAAACTTAAAGTAGAAATAATTAACATTAGGGGGAAAAAGTAATGTTTTTAACAATAGGATTAATTATAGGATTTGTATTAGGATGGTATGTCAATGAAAAACTTGAAGACATAATTACTGGTATTAAACTATTAAAATTTTGGAAATAATATTATGTTTAGTTCATTAAGAATTGCTATCATAGTAATTGTGATTACTGGTATCGCAGGTGCAGGTATGTATGTAATGAAGTTGAGATCAGATAATGCTATATTACAAGCAAATCAAATCAAACTAGAATTAGCAGTCGAAGATCAAAAACAATTAATACAAAATCAAAAGAAAGACTTTAAAGATATACTAGACGCAAACAAGAAGATGAATGCTTTAGTAACTGCTCTTAAAAATGATCTTGATGATTTAGATAAACGATTCAATAAAAAGAATCGTGATATAGGTAAACTTGCTATACAGAAACCTAAACCCATAGAAAGAATTATTAACAAAGGTAGTGTCAATGCTAACAGATGTATTGAGATAGCAAGTGGCGCTGAATTAACAGAAAATGAAAAGAATGCTACAAAGAAATCTGAAATCAATCCTGAATGTCCTAGTATTGCTAATCCTAAGTACGTTGCTTACTAATTGCTCAAGTGTTAAGAAGTTAAGTATATTCAAGGAAGAAGTGCCAAGGCAACAACTCAATTTAGAGAAGCCTACGGCATTACAATTAGAAGAAATAAAATGGATTATCATTACTTCTAAAAATGCTGAAGAAGTGTTTAAGAAGATGGAAGAACAAGGACTTGATCCTGTGTTATTTGGTCTCAATGATAACGATTTTCAATTAATTGCAAAAAACTTTGCACAAATTCGTAATCAATTAAAGATTACGAATAATTTGCTTGATAAATATAAGCAGTATTATGAAACTGATTTGAATAAAAAATAATTTTAAAAAAGGTTTCATAAATGGATGATTTACAAAAATTACAAACCAAAGTAGCATTATTAGAAAAAGATGCTCAGACGGGTGAGCAAATTCATCAAAGATTAGAAACAGCAATAGATAAACTATCTGATTGTGCCATACACATTAAAGGTATGCTTGTTCAACAAGAACAAAAACTAACTAAAGCGGAAGAAACAGACGAAGACATTTTTATTACTTTAGAATCTCGTAGAAAAGAATGGGATAACGATCTTAAAGAACTTCATTCCAGAATAACTACAAATGCTAGAGAATTAAGAGAACATCAAGTACATTCCGAAAACACAATGCTAGCTGAGCTTCGTGCTATGAAACACCAATTATCAGAAAGAGTTGGAGTATTAGAGAAATGGAGATGGGTAATTGTTGGAGGTTCTATTATTATTGGACTAATGATGTCAAATCCTAATGGTTCTTTTTGGGATATGTTTAAATAGACGCTTGACTTTTTAACAGTTATTTGTTATAATCTATGTATATGTCAAGTTATATAGATACCAAATTTATCAATCTACTATCAACAAGACTTCCGAAGTTTAAAAGAAAATCTGAATATCTATTTAATTTTAGATGTCCGCATTGTGGTGACTCTCAAAAATCACAATCAAAAGCTAGAGGTTTTGTATATAGAAAGAAAAATGATATGTTCTTTAAGTGCCACAACTGTGGTGTAGGACAATCGTTAGGTAATCTTATTAAATTTCTTGATCCTAATTTATACAAAGAGTATATCTTTGAAAGATTTAAAGATGGTAAACCTACAAAAGATAAACCTGAATTTGATTTTACACCATCTAAAACTATTACTACAAAAACTGCTGATGAAAAACAATTAAATCAATTAGAATCATTTGATAAATTAGTACAAACACACCCAGCAAAACAATTCGTATTCAAAAGACTTATACCTAAAGAACATTGGGATAAGTTTTTCTTTTGTCCTAACTTCTATGAATGGACTAATACTATTGTGCCTAATAAGTTTCCAGATTTAAGACAAGATCACCCTAGAGTTGTAATACCTTTCTATGATAGAGCAGGTAAATTCTTTGCGTTTCAAGGTCGTGCCTTTGGTAAAGAACAACCAAAGTATATTACAATCAAGTTTGATGAAACAAAAGAGAAGATATATGGTCTTGAAAGATTAGATTTGAACAAACCTGTGATGATAACAGAAGGTCCTATTGATAGTTTGTTTTTAGATAACGCTATCGCCCTTGCAGGTGCAGACGCTAACATTAAAATACAACCTCAACAATGTACTATGATATTTGATAATGAACCTCGTAATAGAGAAATTGTAAATAGAATGATAACTGCTGTAGATAAAAATTATAATGTCGCAGTATGGCCAAAAGGGTTGAAATATAAAGATATTAATGATATAATAATTTCAGGAAAAACAAATACAGAAGTACAAAGTCTTATAAGTAATAACACACATTGCGGACTTTCAGCTTTACAACATATAAACAATTGGAAAAAAATATAAATGAATTCTGGTTTAAAAGTTACAAAAAGAAATAAGCGAGGTTCCGAACCTCTTAATATAGATAAAATTCATTCCATGGTTGGCTACGCAACGCAAGATATTGCAGGTGTTAGTGCTTCTCATGTGGAGATGAATAGTGGTATACAATTTTATGATGGTATAACTACAGATGATATACAACAAATTTTAATCAAGTCTGCTAACGATCTGATTAGTTTAGAAAGTCCTAATTATCAATATGTTGCTGCTAGATTATTATTATTCTCCCTAAGAAAAAAACTATATCATAAGTTATGGGAACATCCTAAGTTTATAGATCAAATTAAAAATTGTATTAAGAAAGGTGTCTATGATAAAGACATACTAGTACAATATACTGAATCTGAAATAGATAGAATGGGAATGTGGATAAACCATGAAAGAGATTACAATTTTACTTATGCAGGTTTAAGACAAGTAATGGATAAGTATCTAGTACAAGATAGAAGTAGTGGTGAAATTTATGAAACACCACAATTCATGTACATGATGATTGCGGCTACTTTGTTTGCTCAGTATTCTAAAGAAACAAGATTAATTTATGTTCAAAAATACTATGACGCAATTAGTAAATTTAAAATTAATATTCCTACTCCTGTCATGGCAGGCGTTAGAACACCATTAAGACAATTTGCAAGTTGTGTTTTAGTTGATAGTGATGATACATTGCCTAGTATTTTTTCTAGTGATATGGCGATTGGTAGATACGTTGCTCAGAGAGCAGGTATCGGTATCAATGCAGGTAGAATTAGAGGTATCAATAGTAGAATAAGAGGAGGCGAAATTCAACACACAGGTGTTATTCCTTTTCTTAAAAAGTTTGAAGCAACTGTTAGATGTTGCACACAAAATGGTGTAAGGGGTGGTAGTGCTACTGTACATTTTCCTATATGGCATCAAGAGATAGAAGATATTTTAGTATTAAAAAACAACAAAGGTTCAGAAGATAATAGAGTAAGAAAATTAGATTACTCTATACAGTTATCTAAATTGTTTTATGAAAGATTTATCAAAAATCAAAGTATAACTTTATTCTCACCTAACAACACACCAGGACTATACGAAGCGTTTGGTATGCCTGAATTTGATGAACTTTATGAGAAGTATGAAGCAGATGAATCTATACCAAAGAAAACAATAAGAGCACAAGAGTTGTTTATGGATTTATTAAAAGAAAGAGCAGAAACAGGTCGTATCTATATTATGAACATTGACCATTGTAATACACACAGCTCTTTCAAAGATAAAATTTATATGTCAAATCTTTGTCAAGAGATTACATTACCCACTAAACCTTTAAATCATATTGACGATAAAGAAGGCGAGATTGCCTTATGTATTCTATCTGCTATCAATCTAGGTCTATTAACTGACATGGATGAGTTAGAGGAGTTATGTGATTTATCTGTTAGAGCATTAGACGAGATTATAGATTATCAAGAATATCCAGTTGAGGCTGCTAAGATTTCTACACAGGCAAGAAGATCATTAGGTATTGGTTATATAGGTCTTGCACATTACCTTGCTAAAAATCAAGTAAGTTATGAAAGTAAGGCAGCTGCAAAACTTGTTGATAAAGTAACAGAAGCATTTCAATTTTTCTTATTAAAGGCAAGTAATAATCTTGCAAAAGAAAAGACTAAATGTACATGGTTTGAAAAGACTAAATATGCTGAGGGTATCTTACCTATCGATACTTACAAAAAAGAATTAGACGAAATTGTAAATAGAAAATATACTTACGATTGGGAACGTTTAAGAAAAGAAATTAAAGAACACGGATTAAGACACTCAACTTTATCGGCACAAATGCCAAGTGAATCTTCTTCTGTAGTATCAAATGCGACAAACGGTATTGAACCACCAAGAGATTATCTATCAGTTAAAAAATCAAAAAAAGGCCCTTTAAAACAAATAGTACCTGATTATAATAAACTAAAAAATTATTACACATTACTATGGGATATGAAAGGTAACGAGGGGTATATTAATATTGTTGCTGTTATGCAAAAGTATTTCGATCAAGCAATTAGTGGTAACTGGAGTTACAATCCAGAAAACTACAAAGACAATGAAGTGCCTTTATCAGTAATGGCACAAGACTTACTAACAACTTATAAATTGGGATGGAAAACATCATACTATCATAATACATATGACGCAAAATCTGATATGGATGAACCTGTACACCCAGCAGGTTGGCATGATGGTGTAGAAGAAACAAAAAAAGAAGATGATGAAGCAGATTGTGACGCCTGTGCCATTTAAATTTAAAGGCGAGGTGCCATCTAAAGATTTCTTAGAATCCGTAATAGAAGAACAAAAAGAACTAGATGAATCAATGAAAGAATCATTTAGACAAAGGGATGAAAGAAAAGAAAAAGAAAAAAATGAAACAGAAAAATTAAAACTAAAAACAATACAACTTAAACTAGACCTATAAACTAATATGAAAACATTTAATACAAAAAAAGTAGATTGGATGAAACAACCTATGTTCTTTGGTGAAGCACCAAATGTTCAAAGATTCGATCAGCAAAAGTATCCTATATTTGAGAAGTTGAATCAACAACAGTTAGGATTCTTTTGGAGACCTGAAGAAGTTTCTTTACAAAAAGATAGAAACGATTATGCTTCTTTAACGAAAGAACAAAAACATATCTTTACATCTAATCTAAAATATCAAACACTATTAGATAGTGTACAAGGTCGTGGACCATGTTTAGCATTCTTACCTTTTTGTAGTCTACCTGAATTAGAATCTTTATTAGTTGCATGGGACTTTAGCGAAACAATACATAGTAGATCATATACTTACATAATGAAAAATGTATATTCAAACCCCACCGAAGTATTAGACACGATCATTGACACACCAGAAATTATGGCAAGAGCTGTAACTGTAACTGAATCATACGATAAATTTATAGACTATGCTCACAGATTTTATTTGACAGGTAAAGGTGATATGAAAGAACTTAAAAGACTTTTATATCTTACAATCATTAATGTTAATATACTAGAAGGTATAAGATTTTATGTATCATTTGCTTGTTCATTTGCATTTGGTGAACTTAAACTTATGGAAGGTAGTGCTAAGATTATATCTCTTATTGCAAGGGATGAAAACTTACATTTGGCAGTATCTCAAAACATAATTAATAACTATCGTAAAAAAGAAGAAGATAAAGAAATGCTTAAAATTATACAAGAGAATGAAGACGAAGTTTATAAAATGTATGATGTAGCAGTTCAACAAGAAAAAGATTGGGCAAAGTATTTATTTAAAGAAGGATCAATGATTGGTTTAAATGATAAACTATTGAATCAATATGTTGAGTTTATGGCAAACAAAAGATTGAAAGCAATAGGACTAAAGGCTCAATACGATCAACCAGCAAGCAATAATCCATTGCCTTGGACACAACATTGGTTGAATAGTCGTGGATTACAGAATGCCCCACAAGAAACTGAAATTGAAAGTTATGTAGTGGGTGGTATTAAACAAGATGTAGAAAAAGATAGTTTTAAAGGATTTAAACTGTAATGACTGGTATAATAATTAATAATATAAAGTGCGACAATTGTAGTGCTGAATATGAAATCAAACATGATCTTCCTGAAGATGATTTTACAATAACATTTTGTCCGTTTTGTGGACATGAACGTGAAGTAGAAGAAGATGAACCATATCAAAATATAGATGAACGTTATGATGATTGGGATTAACTAATTTTAACTAACATATAATGAAAGATATAAATGATTAATTTTAAAAAAATATTAGTATATGTCAGAATTTAAAAACGGTATACAAAAAACACTACTATCCCTTATAGAGTATAGTTGGGGTAGAGCTGTAATTTATACCCTTGGCCACATAGTTATTGCTATGACTTGTAATAGGTTAATCACAGGTGCAGGTTGGGCTCTTGCAGGTGCAGACGCAATTATAGAACCTTGTATTAATGGGGTGTGGTATTACTTTTTAGACAAATTTTACTCAAATAGGATATATAAATCATAATGAACTCAAAAGAAATTCAAGAGATATCAGCAACGAAGATAAGAAATGAAATTCATAGATAAATTATGACATGGTTATATAAAGAAAAAGTAGTAAAAGAACTCCCTAAAGATTGTGAAGCATTTGTATATTTGATAACAAATACTACGAATGGCATGATGTATGTAGGTAAGAAGTTAGCAAAATTCAAAACTACTAAACAACCACTCAAAGGCAGAAAGAATAAAAGAAGAGGCACAAAGGAAAGTGACTGGAAGACCTATTGGGGATCTTCAGAAAAATTAAACGCTGATATAGAAAAGCTCGGCGAAGATCAATTTACTAGACAAATACTATATTATTGTCCTAGTAGAGGTGTAGCAAGTTACCTAGAAGCAAAAGAGCAGTTTGAAAGAAAAGTACTTGAACTAGATGATTATTATAATGGTATCATAAATGTTCGTATCGGAGGTTCCAATATTTTAAAAGAATCGTTGAAAAAATATTCAAAAAGTTAATTTTTCTAAATAGAGTTAATATAAACCGAACACGATTAAATAATTATGTCTTTGCCAATAAGAAAATTTATAGTCCGATTAAGAATGTGGTACGCTGATTTGCGTGGACATCATGGCAAAAGATGGAATTATGAACCTGCCAATCATTATATGGGCAGAAAAAGAACAAAATAAGAACATAATCACCCAAAACCCCCCATTTTACTAGTTTTTTTAGTGCTTGACTTTATGCCAAAACTATGATATATTAGCAGTATATGACAAACAAAAAAACAAAAAAATTATATCACAACACAATTCATCTAGTTTATAAAAGACAATATGAAGATAGTGATATTCAAGCAGATCCATATTTCTTTTCTTACTGTACTATTTTTAGAAATGTGCCGATACGCCAGTTAAACAAATTAAATTCAGAATCTTTAAAAACAAAAGTAAAATTATTTTGCGATAATAATTATAAAGAACAAGCTTCTAACTTTACAGGTGTTTCTGAAATAGAAATTATTACAGGTGATGAATATTACAAAACATATGAAGATGTTTATGGAAAAATTGCATATAATGATTGTAATTTGTATTATGACTATGGTCAAAAGTGGAACACTAGACAATTCTTTAAATATGACTATAATCCATCATTAAAACCTGCTAAAGGTAGAGAAATTGAAAATGTTAATGCTTGACTTTTTAATAAAAGTGTGTTATAATAAGAGTAACTAAACTAAAACGGAGAACTACATTATGGAAATGACTAAACAACTTATGTTTGAACAATTTAATAAATTAGAAACTAATTCAGAAAAAGCTGAATATCTAACAAAGATAAAAGAAGAAAAACAACAAAACCCAAGTGCCTTTAGAAATATTAAAATTAATTTAAAACAATTTTCTAATATGATTAAAGAGTATCAAAGTGTTACACCTTTTTCTGAAATGTTTAGAGTTATTGAAGAAAGAGAAGCTAGAGAACGAAGTAAAGAAATGGCAGAAAAAAAAGAAAGAAACTAATATGAAAAATCAATGGTTAAAATTCTTTATAGGAGTAATTATACTCTTTGCTATTGTAATAACTATATCTACTTTAGTGCCTAATAAAGCAAAAGCAGATACAAAGACCGAAACAATTATTGGACACGTTATCACACAAGCCATTCAAGGTAATGATATGGATCATGCCGAAGTAATGGGTAATGAATTGGCTGCTTTAATGCACAAATTTTCAATTGAAATGACAAGTGTATTATTACAGAATATGCCAAATATATTAGATAGTATATCAGCACAATTAAGAATAGAAGCAGATAAACAATATAAATGCTCACTTCAAAGTAAAGAGTACAAAAATAAACAATGTACTTAGACTTGACTCTATCGATAATTTATGTTATAATGACTCTATTACTACCAGTTATTATGTTGTGGATATGGAACAATGAATAAAAAATACAAACTACCTCAAACTGCTTCTCTAAGAAGAGCGGTACAATCATACAGAAAATTTTTAATTAAAATAGGTATCGATCCTGATAGAAAAATATCAAAAAACAATTTTAGAGTGTTTACCCCTTGGTATGAAAAGGGTGTTGAGAAATCTGCCCCTTTAGCTCATTCGGTAGAGCAGATGATTTGTAATCATCAGGTGGCCTGTTCGAATCGGGCAAGGGGCACCAAACCAATTAGGAATTGGCGTTTAGAAGAAAGTAAAAAATTCACAATCGCACCTGCATATAACAAAGGTGCTTATCAAGTTATATCATCAAATAATGTCAAGGATATAGGTAAGTAATGAAAAAAATATTATTAATTATTAGTTTTGTTTTACTTACTAATTGTAGTACCACAACAAAATCTCATATGAGTACTGCCATAGGGGCAACAGGAGGGTATGGTACTTGTCGTGCTTTATTAGATACAAATATTGCTCTAACGGCCGCTTGTACAGTAGCTGGCGCCTTTATTGGGTCAAGTCTATTTTATAATGATGATATGAATATACACAAAGCAGTATTCGTAGATACTTTGAATACATCACCAGGTAAAAGATCACACACAACATGGGGTAGTCATACTACTGGTAATTGGGGATCAGTAACAATTATGAATAGTTATGTAAAAAAAGGTATTAAATGTACTGATTATGAATCTGTAATTAGTATATCAAGAACTTGGCCTTTATATGGTGTACAAAGAGGAAATGAATTTGGTACTGCTTGTCAAGTGCCAGACGGAAGATGGTATATACAATAATGAAATACTGTATTAACTCTAAATGTAAAAACGAACAAATAATATATAATTGTTCTCATAGAATTAGATCAAAAT